CCTGGTAAAAAGTATACAGGTGGACAGGAAAGAAATGTCATAAGTCATACCCAATTTGGTTTTCTGGATGGGTCACGAAGATAATTAGATGCAACCCAAGGTTTGCTCGCAATGTAATTCTTGTAAGCAGAAAAAGTGTCAATGCTTGAGTCAAATTTCCACTCTTCAGGCATCGCTCTCGTGAAGGTTTTAGGGAGATCATTGTTCTGAGGGAATATTTTGTCAGCATGTTCGATGGTGTGCTGACAACTGTGTGTCTTGCCATATCTGTGAGTATACTCAGCACATAGTGCAAGTCCATGTTGTATCAACCATCTGTAATTATCCTGTGCCCATATTGTGCATGGATGATTACGGAATGCACCCTTGTCAGTAAGATATGGAGTGCCATCTAACTTAGGTAATGTACCAAAGTCATGACCCCACTTCTTAGATGCAACGATAGATAACATTTGACATGTTTCTAATGGCATTTTGACAATGTGTTTATCAGGCAAGCACTGTGCCGAGACTGTTGGGTCTGGGTCTGTCACAAAAATGTTCATAATATGCTAGTAATGCTGAACCGATTGCTAGACCACCGTCATAAGCGAGGGGGTCTACGTATAGATTTACATCTATATTTTTTATTATACTATAGTTAGCCACACAATTCAAGAAAAATCCTCCAGATACACAAATATTATTTTTACCAGTGATCTCAATTGTTTTGTTGATCATGTATTTCACATGTCTCTCTGCTGATTTTTGTAAATTGTGAGCAAGATCTTCTGGTTTCACATCAGGTCCGTAGTAACCAGTGCTATCTCTCTCTGCATACAAGTCTTTACTACAGACACTATGACCATACTCTTCATTGAATAGATTGATATCACCAGATCCATATGCAGAGAGACCCATGGTTTTACCTGCATCTAGTTCATCAAATCCACACTCCCTCGATACTCTTCTAAATGCTTGACCTATACTTGTCCTGTCACTGTAAAAATTATTGTCATCCCAGTAAGGTTCATCAAGTTTTGCACACTCATTCTCACTCCAAAATGTAGAGTAATGTTTGAATACTGGTTTCATATTATCAAATATTGTCTCAGTCTCACAGAATCTAAGTCCATTGTGGTCATGCACTGAACCCTTACCATCCATAATAAGGACAGCAGCATCTGTGAAGGGTGAGTTGAATAATACATTTGCAGCATGACACTCATGATGTCTCTGTCTATAATCTAGTATCTTGATACCCTTGTTGCGAAATATTCTACACAAGTTCTCTTTTTCTTTTGTTCTGAGTATAAACTTTTTAGGATAATATTTTGTGTAGCAGTCCACGATAGCGACTGCATCAAGACCATCAGCATACTTCTCTGCTGTTGCTTTAGCACTACGGTCTCTCTTTATTCTTGTAACTCTTTCTTCTTCCAGATAAAAATCTATGAACCCATCTTCTATGATTGCGAACGAACCATTCTTTGATAGATTTACTCCACCGATTCGTGTTGCCATTCCAATGCCTCTGCCACAGAAGGGAACTGCCCTGCAAATATACATGCACACTCTTTTGCTATCTTCATGTGCTCAAGTTGTGTGCCATGTGCTGATCTCAAATTTATATAATGTATCCATGATCTACATGAACCTGTCATGTATAATTTTGTAGGAGTACATAGAGGTAGCACCATTCTAGCACACTCTTTTGCTACACCATCCTCAAGCATCTGATTGTATAAAGAATATGCACTACTGAATAGTGTAATCATTTGTTTGTTCAATGTATCAACCACCTTAGGATCAAGATCATCAATACTATTTTGTCTATTCTTAGAGTCTTGTCTTCTCAACTCAGGCAATTCAATCGTCTCTAACAACTTAGCATCTGCATATCTCTGACTAAACTCTTGAAAGGTGAATGATCTATGTCTTAGTATCTGTGCAGCGATAGCACGAGTTGTCTCTATCTCTAGAGTCATGGTCGCTTGCTCAAACACAGACCAATGATTGTGTTTGATACAATATCTCAAGAGACCAGCATACTTTTCGTTCTCTTGATTACTTGGGTTTGAAACTCTGGCAATGTATGCCATTGTTTTCTCTGCGTCAGGTGTGATACTGACAAGTCTTACATTCATGTTCCCTCGAACTCTTCGTCATAGTCCATCTCATGTGGATCTATATCATCATATCTATAAGACTCAGTATCTGAGTACACCTCTGCTTTGAGAGCAGACAATAGCATCTCAAGATCAGATACTATAACTTTTAGTTTGTCTCTATCCATGACAAAATTATAGCATAAAAAAAGGAGGGGTCAACCCTCCTTTCTCATTAGCTGCAAGGTGATGCCTTGCTGTTGACCTTGAGTCCACGATACATTAGATCGTGTCTGTTACGCTTTGATGCTTCTGCAAGCACCTTTGCGTTGTACTCTTCAGCGTTGTACTCAACGCCACGGTAAGTGACCTTTGTCATTTGTTTTCTCCAAAGTAGTAGGGATTTTTGCCCCGTTCCTTCAGTCAACATTTGCGTCCCCGAAGGGATGAACGTATCCGTTCCGTGTCTGACTTACTTGCGTCTCTTGCGAGATGAACGTAAGGATATGCTAACATATCTTCAAATATTTAGCAAGTTTTTTTGTATCTTTTGATACCACAATATTCTCTACACACTGACTTCCCTTGCCATGACTGGACTAATGTTTTGGAGTAGAAGGGAGACCTTAATATTTTCTCTAGATTATTGTAATCTAAAGACAAACTTGTAATACCTCCTTGATCTTCTATCAAGGGTATGATTGTCTCCCAGTACAATTCTTGCAACTGTCCACCTGCACCACCGCATTGATTATCAATCGCACCAAAGACAGCAGGTTTAGGATCATTGTTTATATAAAAATCTGGATAGAAGAAACGTAGTCTTGACTGATGATAACAACAAGCATGTACAACACCTCTTGAATCTATTCTCAGAGTGATATCACTTGTACCATGACCATACCTACATCTTATTTCTGAATCTGGGTACGCTGTTCCAACATTTGCTGTATAGTTATTATCATCTGCCTGTTCTAAGGTATGTGTCTCACCTTTATGTGTATATGTGTAAGTGCCATCACCATTTCCACTGTAGTCATAAAGGTTGTTCACTTTTGTATGAGTAAAGTTTTGAAACTTCATCAACTTACTTATAGTTCTCGCCTTGTTTACCTGATGTTGGTTATGTTTGAAGACAAGCATCCTCCACACTGCAGGTCCTCCTGTCTCTATGAATGACCTTGCATTTTTTATGACCTTATCATAGTCAACATTGACTCTATACTTTTGAAGGGTATCTTTGACACCATCTATTGACCAAATTACATACGATCCTTGTGGTGCTTCTGAAAATATACTGCCTAATTCCGACCAAAACTCTTGATTATTTGTGCCACCATTAGTACTCATTAATAATTTGGTACCACTACAATATCTTGAAATTTTTAGTATGTCTTTACACAAACTTGGTTCACCAAAAGAACCTTGGAAGTATATCTGTTCGATACCCTCCAAGGTTGGAAACCATTTTTTGAATTGATCTATAGTTACTTGTGATCTATTTACTGAATCATCAGGTGATAAATCATTACCTCTTTTGTACCTACTACAAAGAGGACACTTTGCATTACAATGATCTGTTAGATCTATAAGGATCTTCACCGATCACGCCAGACTATCTCAGGATATGCTTCTTCTACTACGTTTCTAGTAATTCTGTATTTACTCTGAAGATCTTTGTCCTTCACAAGACATACAATCTCTGCCTCTTCTTTCTCTAATGATTCTAGCAATTGTATGAGTAAAGTTTCCCTTCTCATGTTGGAGATTTTATCATTGCCACCTCTCACAAAGTTGTAGAGTGTTCTCCACTCATGAATCAATCTTGTGTGACCTTCAGTGCCTTTAGGTGACTCGTTTGGTTTGTATGGCACAGCACCCTCTGGAACAGCACTATCAATGCCTTTATCAAAGTTCCATATGAGTAATGCCTTTACGTCATCACGTTTGTGTGCTTTCAATAGATCAATCTTTTTGTCTTTAGTCTTAGCACCATGAACTGCTCTGAATAGTTCAGAGACTAAAGGATTGTTAGGTAATTTTGCCATGAATTAGTCATCATCAGTTTCATTTGGATCACCCTCAAATCTTATAGCAAGAATTTCATCGGGTAATGGATTCCCATTCGCATCAAACATTTCTGGATGGGAATATCTTGGAGTGGTTTCTTGAACATAACAACGAATTAGGTATCCGATTGTTGCTCCGAGAGCGAGAGTAAGTATTCCTACTGTAACACTCAAGGCAATGATTGCCTGTTCCATTCGTTTTCTCCAGTTGTGCAGCGTTGGTTGTTGAGACTTGCTCAACATTAGTTCTGCTCCTTTATTTAGTGAATCTAAATCAGATTCTTTGCTTGAAGATAATGTAGTGTGTCCTTGCATCCACCTATGTGTTTGTTATCTAGTTGAACTTGTGGAAAAGTAGCACCTTCCTCAAATTCCTCATAAAATTGGCGACGAGTGAAGTCTTTATCAAGTTTGTACTCAAGGTAATCTATCTTGCAATGAGTAAAGAGTTGTCTGACTCTCTCACACCACTGACAGTTGTCCTTTGACCATAGAACTGCTTTCATCAATTTACTTTCCTAATGTTGCCAACAATAACAAATCTGAGGTCGCCCTCAGTCATCATATCTACACCATGCCTTATGTATGATGGGTAGAATATCATATCAAATTCATTTTGCATATCAGGATAAACTTTTTTATTATTCTGGTAAAAGTAAAAGCACTTTTGATTTGGCACTCTTAAAAAATGAACCCATGATATAAGTTGTTTGGGTTCCATATAATGATTGTGTACGTCCACAATAGACCTCAAATCTTTTTTATAAAGTTGTGCCCAAATACTATTGAATGAATAAATTGCTTTATTGTCATTCAATCCTAGTATTTTTATGACCTCTTTCAACTTAGGTTTATAAAGGTCAAGAATTTGTCTGTCTAGAAAACCACCGTTGACAGTGGCAGCACTATTGTATGGGTTACGATGGTAACCTGTGTAGTGCCAACCCCACTCTTTTTCACCCTTCAAAAAATAATCTTTCGAGTATCTTGTGATAAGTTTATCTACAGTGTCATCAGGAATCTTGAAATTTTCATGCCAAACTGTGGGGACACAATCATTCATTCTATGATCGGCATACGTCCACCATACCCACCATAATCTGGGGAGACAGGCATAGTTTTAGGTGAAGGTGCTGTAAGAACCTCCACAAGTAAATTGATATCTGTAGAAATGACATCATTAGACTCTGCCATTCTACGGAAACCATTTCCAACATACAACTGTCCTAGGACAACCGATATGGTTGCAATACCCCAGAAGTAGTAGTAAGTTCTACTCTTTTTTTGTCTTGGTTTCATCCTTTGTTATAGACTTCTTGATCATCTTAGCATAGATTACCTCTGATGTCGAGTATAAACTAGGATGTTTCTTCGCTCTTTTTATTAATTTCTTTGCTGCTTTTCTATCTTGCATGC